AAGAAGGACGAGAAATTATCCTCAAACATTACGGGGTAAAACGTCGTTCGGGACGATATCCTTGGGACCCATTTTTACATTTACCGAAGAATCATAAGTTCATCGAAGACCGGGATGAAATGAAAAAACGCGGTTTAAGCGATAATGAAATCGCAAAACAAATGGGATTATCCACAACAGTTTACCGGTCAAAAGTAACAATTGCCAAGGAAGAATTGAAACAATATAACATGCAACGGATTGCAAAACTACAGTCTGAAGGTATGATTATTGACGATATTGCTAAGACAATTGGGGCTACTGGACAGACAGTTCGGAACTATATTGATGAAATGAATAACCCGAATAAGACGTCTAGAGCACAAAAAGTACAGACTGAAGCTGTCGCAGATACCCTAAAAGATGCCGTAAATAGGTCGAAATACATCGATGTTGGTAAGGGTGTTGAGGTTCAAATGGGTATTTCCAAGGAAAAACTCAAGTCTGGGCTCAATGCTTTGACTGAATCTGGTGAATATGAGGTCCATAATTTGCGTATTGCGCAGGTTACAGACAAGAATAATTCTACTCCAGTCAAGGTTTTAACTAAAAAAGGGGTCGAACGCAAGGAAATCTACCAAAACATGGACAAGGTTAGACCTGTTCAAGAGTTTGCGACAGATGGAGATGCGAGAATGTTCCAACAAATGGAACGACCCAAGTCTATCGGATGGGATAGGGTAAGTATTAAATACGCTATTCCTGAAGGACAGCGTGGCCATGGTACAAATGAGGATGGCGCAACAATGGATGGAGCTATGTTCCTTAGACCTGGAGTAAAAGATTTAAATCTAGGTAAAGCATCATATGCTCAGGTTCGTATTGCGGTTGGTGATACTCATTATTTAAAGGGTATGGCTTTATATGGTACCGAAGAAATGTTTAAAAACGTACCAAAAGGCACGGATATTATCTTTAATACCAATAAAACGGCCGATAAGGCCCCTCAGGACGTCCTCAAGCCACTTAAAAAGAATCCAGATGGTGGAGCACCTATCGATGGTCCAAACCCATTTGGGGCCACTGTGAAGCGTCAGAATACGCTCCTTGATTCCAAAGGAAATCCTATATATAAAAAGGGTATCCTGGATAAAAACGGTAATAAAGTTCCAGAGATTGGTTCTGTTAATATCGTAAATGAAGAAGGCGACTGGTCAAAATGGTCTAAGACTTTATCTTCTCAGTTCTTATCTAAACAACCAACTAGTGTTGTACATGAACGCCTTAAGGCTACGATGAAACAGATTAATGACGAGTATGAAAGTATTCAGAAAGTTAATAACCCTGTTATTCGTAAACAATTATTGGAATCATTTTCATCAGATTTAGAATCTAAGCAGGTACATATGAAAGCCGCGGCACCTAAAGGTTTCCAAGGTCATGTTATATTACCTGTGCCTGATATGAAAGAGAATGAAATCTATGCGCCTAACTATAAGAATGGTGAGCGTGTAGTATTAGTTCGATATCCTCATGGTGGTAGATTCGAAATGCCGGAGCTTACTGTAAATAATAATAGTATAGCTCGTAAGATGATATCTAAGAATGCGCCTGATGCTGTAGGTATTCATCCTAAGGTTGCTGCTAAAATGTCAGGGGCTGACTTCGATGGTGATACTGCATATCTTATTCCTAATAACAAAGGGAAGTTTAAGACGGCGAATAGCCTGAAAGAATTAAAAGGGTTTGACCCTAACTCATATGCAGATAAGCCTGGTACATTCAAGCCTATCGATAAGAAATACCAACAAACTTTAATGGGTGTGGTATCAAATCTTATTACTGATATGACATTACAAGGTGCACCTACAAATGAAATAGCCCGTGCTGTTCGCCACTCTATGGTTGTTATTGATGCAGAAAAACATAAGCTTAATTATAAGCGGTCTGCTGAAGAACATGGCATTGACGCATTGATGAAGAAGTATATGACCCATGTGGATAATATTAAATACGGGGAGCTTGAACGATATAATCCTAAGACTAGGAAAATCGATAGGGTTATTGACCCGGCTACCCTGAAAAAAGATACCATGCCTGGGAAAGAATATACATCCGCCTCTACAATTATATCCCGACATAAACAAAAGGTTATTACTGACGGGTACCAAGTAGAAGTACCGGACCCCAAATCTAAAAGCGGGGGTACAAAAATGGTGTGGCGTAATAAAAAAGAAACCTTTGTTGTTAACATGGTTAAGGATGCAAATGTATTTCTTGGTCCAAACGCAACAAAGACGGAGCATCATTACGCGGACTACATCAATGAATTAAAGGCGTACAAGAATAAGATAGACAAGGAAATGGAAGGTATTAAAATGCCAGCCCGTGATCCTAAGGCTGCCAAGATCTATGCGGCTGAGGTTCTATCTATGAAAGATAAAGTTAATCAAGTTAAGGTTAACCGTATTAAAGAGCGCCAAGCTCAACGTATGGCTGAGGTATCTAGTAAGGCTGAGATTGCAAGACGTTCAGAGGATGAAGTTCTGAAGAAGGATGAGATCTCTCGTATCAAACAGCAAGCTTTGAACAAGGCCCGCTCAATGGTGGGTGCAAGCCGGACGCCTGTTAATATTACGGATGAGGAATGGGACGCAGTACAGTCTAATGCTGTGTCTGGAACTTTACTAAAAGAATTGGTATCCTTTATGGATGACTCGCAGCTTAAGACTCTTGCAACACCAAGAGACAACAAAGTTATGAGTGAAGGAAGAAAGAGTAAGGCTCGTGCTCTCCTTGCTAATGGCTACACTATCTCTCAAGTTGCTGAAGCTTTAGGTGTAAGTCCAAGTACAATTGGAAAGCTTAAGCTTGAATAGAAACTTATAGGGGTAGCTAGAAGAAGACATAGTATGATTCTTGTAGGACTATAGCTATTAGGATAGAAAGGAGAAGACAATGCTAACTACTGAAGACAATCCATTCGACCCATGGACTCAGTATGAGTTGTGGCGACGATGGGACATCGACCATGGATACAACATCGAGTCGTATGTGGCAACACTCATGCCAATGCTCAATTCAAGTTCAATTGAAGACTATGAACACGCTTTGTCAGTAGCTGTTACTTCAATCCTTGAAGAGAACATCTTTGGAAACTTAAAACTTGTTCCAAAACCTGAAGATTATGAGGAAGACTTATCTTTCCTTGATGATTCAGAAGATGATATAAAATTATAAGACCCCCGGGGGGTGCCTCTACAGGCCTCCCTGTTTCAGCATCGGGGGAGGTTTCAAAAATTCCTCCGTTGCGATTTTTTTCAAAATGGTTTTGGATTCTAACAGGCCGATTATTAGGATCAGTTCTAAGGCTATGCGTGTTTGCTCCTTTTCCGCATAGGGTTAGTGAATGGGTGCTAGACAGGACTAGCATACACCAAACCAAAAACCTGCTTAAAGTCGGTCTATTCGAGTCCGAAACCGTTTTGAAATGGTCTGGATAACTTTAAAAGAAAGGATAAGTACTGTGGCAGTTACAAAAACTACGTATAAAGTTGTGGCACCTGCTGGAGTGTTCGTTCGTTTAACGCCTCATCAGGAAGAAACAAACGTTGTTCGCGTCGCTAATAATGGTGAGCGCATTGTAGTTGTTGAAGTTCTTGATGGTTGGGTTCGTACTGAAGACGGTTATGTCATGAATGACCCTTACATCATCCAGGCCGATACAACCACACCACAAAAAGGAAAGGAAGAGGCTGAATAGTTATGACTAATGAAGTAGCTAATTATGATTCTCCTCAAAGAGCCTATAAGCCCGCACGTTCTCCCGAACAACGCGAAATGCAAATGATGGCGCTTGCGATGGAGCTATCAGAAAAGCGTCTTCAAGAAGGAACGGCTTCGGCTTCTGAGATTGTATACTGGTTAAATCAGGCAAGCCCTAAAGCAAGACTTGAGCGAAAACAATTAGAGCTTCAAGCAGAACTGTTACAAGCACGTATTGATTTAATTCGTAGCGACCAACAGGCCGAACTTGACTTTAAAGAAGCGCATAAAGCCTTTCAAGGTTATGCTGGTAAACCAGATGTTATTGAAGGTACATTCTATGAAAAATAGACTTACCTACACTGAGATGTCTAAGTTTGAATCTTATACTGAGCGTCTTAACTATCTTAGGTTACATGGTGTACATCATGAAGCACCTAGAGATATTTCTAATAAGTTCTACAAGTCTCCTGCTTGGTTGGCTTGTCGTGACCAAATTATAAGAAGAGACTTAGGGCAAGATTTAGGAGTAAAGCGATTGTTTGTGGATGGTCCAATAACGGTCCACCATATGAATCCTTTAACAAAAGAAGACATTGAAAACTTGACCGAAAATTGCTTCGATCCTGACGGACTAATTACGGTCTCCGATAGCACCCATAAACGAATCCACTATGATCAAAAGGAGTATCAAACGTGGGTTGAACGTAAACCGGGTGATACTAAATTATGGTAGGGTGAAGTAAATGGATACAATTTATAACGATGTTCTAAACTTCGTTGGTGTATTGCATGACTCTGATCCTGAGGCCAATAAGGTAGTCAGAACACAAATCGGTATCGCTATCGATTCCGCTTTAGGTGTCTTAGTCCAAAACGGAATAGGGCACGTTAGAAGTGTAATCGCGGAACCTAATCTTACTTGGGATGATTTTTTTTATGGTCATCTTGAATTAGATGAAGGTATCAAGAAGCGAATGGAAAACCCTAACTTTGCAAAAATGTTTGTAGGGATTAGTGTTATGATATCTTATGACCCACCTCAGGCATCCGTACTAACAGCATTAAAAGAGGCTCGAGATGAAAATCTATCAAGAGCTAGATGGGAGGTAGAATATGTCAAACGAGACATCTGAAGAACTCCATCATGCTGGTCGAAAAGGTATGAAATGGGGTATGCATATCTTCGGTCGACAACGATCTCGAACCGGAGTATTCGGCAGGCGGCATAAACCTCAAGGCAACCCTATTGTCAAAGGTTCTTCTCGTAAGAAAATGAGAAGACATGTCGATGAACAACTGCGAGAAGCTCAGTTTATTGAGCAGTATAGAAATCGTGATAGGATGTCTACACGAGATCTAAAAAACAAAATAGCTCGTCTAGAATCGGAACAGAAGTTTAAGACTTTGGTAGAAGCCCCTCAAAAAGCTCGTCTAGAAGCTCTACAAAAGAAGCGGCAAGCGCGTTTAAATTATATTGGTAAAATAGCATCAGCGGGTCTAGATGTTTATTCTAAGATGCCGGCTAGTTTTGCTGTTCGTAATAAGACCGGTAAAGAGCGCGAGGCTGCTGCTAAGGCATTTAAGAAGAGCCAAGAATGGGCAAAGGCCTTTAAAGATGTTCCAACTACTATGACGACGTTTAAACAATCAGGAGTTAACATGGGTGAAACAATTAATGGGGTATATATCCCTTCACAAGAAGACCTTCTTCTACACTACGGTAAAAAAGGTATGAAGTGGAAAAAACGTAGAGGAATTAATCCGGGTGAAGCTTTAGGTGACCTTATGAATGAAGCTAATGAAGCTCGCATTAGAGACCTTCAGCGTGATTCCGATACTCAAGGTAAGAATATGGATTCTAATATCCGTAAAATTAAGAGCGGTGTTCGTAATGGAAAAACTGTAAATCCTAGAGAACAAAAATACCATGACGAATATATGCGTAGTGCTAAAGCTAGCTTTGAAACTTCAAAAGAACTTTCAAAAGCAAAAACCTTCGCGATCGTATCAAGAAAGCTCGCGCAAAGCGTAAATAATCCGAAATATAAAAGGAGTAACTAGGTGGTATTTAGCAACACTGCGGTTCCTGTCGAGTACGGTAGATTTCGAGACGCTGTATTGCGAGGAGAGATTCCTGTAAACCGAGAAGTGTCTATGCAGATGAACCGAATCGATGCGGATATCGCTAACCCTAACTACTATTACGACAGTGATGCTATACAAGGATTTATTGACTTCTGTGAGAATGAGATGACCCTTGTTGATGGTCGACCGCTTACGCTATTACCTACTTTCCGACTATGGGCTGAAGACTTACTCGCTTGGTTTGAAATCAAGGAGGAGAAGGTTTATGATCCAAAGACTGGAAAATTCAAAATAGTTAAACATAAGCGCAGACTTCGTAACAAGCAATACCTAATCGTTGCTCGGGGTAATGCTAAATCACTTTATGCAACATTACATCATGCTTACGGTTTGGTAATTGATACAAATTCAACTCAACAAGTGACAACCGCTCCGACAATGGCACAAGCAGAAGAGGTTTTATACCCCTTTGCAACTGCTATAACTAGGGCAGCTAGTTCAACTGAAGGTTTTCCTTTATTTAGAGTTCTTACTAAAGGCTCCAATAAAGCTCGTACTCAAAAATCTCAGGCGCAATTAGCAGTGACAAAAGAAGGTATTATTAATCGCCTTACTAACTCTGTTCTAGAAGTTAAACCAATGACCGTTAAGAAACTTCAAGGTTCTCGTGCAAAGTATGCGTCTGTCGATGAGTGGCTTTCAGGTGATATAAAAGAAGATGTTATCGGTGCATTAGAGCAATCTGCTTCTAAAGATGGTATCGATGATTATATTATTCTTGCTGTTTCTTCTGAAGGTACGGTACGGGACTCTGTTGGTGACTCTATTAAGAAAGAGCTTTTGGATATCTTGCGTGGTCAATATGATGATCCGCATACATCTATTTGGTACTACCGTTTAGATGATATCTCTGAAGTTGGAAATCCTGATATGTGGATGAAGGCCTGTCCTAATATTGGTATAACAGTATCTTATGATGCTTATCAACGGGATGTGCGACGTGCAGAATTCTCACCTGCCAATAGGAATGATATCTTGGCTAAACGTTTTGGTATTCCTGTTGAAGGTACCACATACTTCTTTACATTTGAAGAGACCGAACTTCATCGAAGGCAGAACTTTAGGAATATGGAAGTATCTATGGGTATGGATGCGTCACAAGGTGATGACTTCTGGGCCTTTACTTGGATCATTCCTTTAGGTAGAGGGCGCTATGGCGTACAAACCAGATCTTATGTTTCCGAGGTTAAATATCTTAGACTTAATTCGGCTACTCAGGCTAAATATGATCAGTTACAAGCAGAGGGTACGCTAATGATTCTTCCAGGAAATTATCTTGATTGGGAACAAGTTTACGATGATGTAGATCGATACATTGAAGAGATGGGTTGGTCAATTATATCATTTGGTTATGACCCATATAACGCGGCTGAGTTTATTGATAGATGGACTATGGAGAACGGCGATGTTGGTGTTGAAGTTGTAAGGCAAGGTGTTCGTACTGAGTCTGTACCATTAGGTGAAATAAAGAATATGGCTACTTCTCGAGACCTCATATTCTTTGAAGAGCTTATGAAGTATGCAATGGGTAACGCTGTTGTAATTCAAGACAATAATGGTAACTATAAGCTATCTAAGATGCGTAGTGATGAGAAAATAGATAACGTCGCTGCTCTTATGGATGCTTGGGTTGCCTATAAACGTAATAAGGAGGCATTCTTGTAGGATGGTAAATAACCCCTTAGGATCATGGAACGCATTCATGTCGACCAATAATGGTTTAGAATATGATCGATCATTGGTTTCTGGCTCTGGATGGGGTCGACCATCAAGTGTGCTCCGTGGTTATTCATTTAGACGTCAGGATTTGGTCAATAGTATTATTTCTATGATCGCTCTTGATGTCGCTATGGTTGACTTCAAACATCTGAAGATTAACCCCGATGACGGTAATCAGACACCAGTGGACTCGGGTCTGATCGATTGTCTAACCTTATCTGCTAATATCGACCAAACAGGGCGTGCATTTATATACGATCTTGCTTGGTCATTGTTGGAAGAAGGCATAGTTGCAATTGTCCCCGTCGATACAACGACTAAACCAAATGATGATGGTTCCTATGATATCTTATCTATGCGTGTTGGCAAGATAATGCAATGGTACCCTCGTGCCGTTCGTGTTCGAGTCTATAATGATCAAAATGGTTTAGAACAAGACTTAACGTTGTCAAAACAGTCCGTAGTAATCTTAGAATCTCCTTTGATCGGTTTACTTAAAGATCAGAATTCTACTTTGCGTTTGTTAGAGCAGAAGATGGATCTAATGTATTCCCAAGATAAGGCGATAGCTGCTGGTAAATTGAATGGGTTTATTCAAGTACCATATGCCACTAAGAGCGATATTCGTAAGGAACGCGCTACGCAGCGTAAAAATCAATTAGAAGAAGAGCTTGCTAATAGTCAATTCGGTATTGCCACACTTGATGCTAATGAGAAATTTATTCATACAGGCGGTAATATTACTAACAACCTAGTTGATGATATTCGTAAACTACAACAGGATTACTATAATCAAGTTGGTATCTCTTCTAAAATTCTAGATGGTACTGCAGGTCAAGCTGAGCTTAATTTGTATTACCATAGAGCGGTCGACCCGGTTCTACAAACTATTGTAGATGGGATTAACCGCATCTTCCTTACAAAAACAGCACGCACTCAGGGTCAGATAATCCAGTATTATCGTGATCCGTTCCGTATGTTACCAGTTGAACAACTTGGTACTGCGGCAGACCTCTTTGCTCGAAATGCTATATTTACATCGAATGAGATTCGATCAATGCTAGGTCGCGCTCCACACCCTAGTCGTATTGCGGATATGCTCTTTAATAAGAACATCTCTACAGGTATGGATTTAATGGGTGGAGCTTATGATGGTACAACCCAAGGGTATCCTGAAATCTACGAAGATGGCCAAGGTGGGTATGTCGATGCAGACGGCAATCCAGTAGATGAGTATGGTAATCCTTTGGATGTATAATATTTTTATGGAGGAAAGTTAGTTGCAAAAGAAGCCTGACTTCGCCGGATGGGTAACTAAGAATGACATTCGTTGTAGCGATGGTGTCACGATTCGTCATGATGCTTTTCGACAAAACAATGGTTCCCAAGTTCCTATCGTTTGGCAACACGATTACTCCAGTCCCTCAAACGTATTGGGGTATATGATTCTTCAGCACCGCGATCAAGGCGTCTATGGTTATGGGTATCTTAACGATACAGATCATGCCGAAGACACTCGTGTTCTTTTAAAGCATGGTGATTTGAACGCTATGTCTATTGGAGCTCGCGGTATTCGCAAGAACGGGAATGATGTTATTCATGGAGAAATCTATGAAGTTAGTCTCGTTTTGAAGGGCGCGAACCCAGGTGCTGTGATCGAACATGTTATGCTCCATAGCGCATACGGGACTGAAGAGTACGAAAGCGACCGTGGTATCATTCATACTGGTATCACTCAAGAACTACTTCATTCTGATACTGAAGAAGTAGAAGAAGAAAAGGAGGGACGGATGTCTCGTACATATGAAGAAATCCTTGATAACCTTAGTGACGAAGAGCTTGAAGTTCTAGTTAACGGCGTTATCGAAGACATCTCCGATGCTCTTGATGCTGAAGAAGATGAAGAAACTCAAAATGAGTTAGAAATTAACGGTCTTGATGAAGAGGATTACTCTGATGAAGACGAAGATGATGATTATGATTACGACTATGATGAGGATGAAGATGAATCTGACTCTGATGTAGAAGGATCTGATTCTGAAGGCGGCGACTCTGTTGCACACTCAATTTTCGAAGGAGAAGAAGTTTTGAAACATAACCAATTCCAAGGTACAAATCCTGGCGTTAGCACTGAAGATATGGATACATTGCTCCAAAGCGCAATTTCAGGTAACGCTTCATCATTTGCTGGTGTACTTCGTGCAAATGGTGTACTTAATGAAGATTCAATCCAACATGGTTTGGTAGGTATGGAAACATTGTTCCCTCAACCTGCACAATCTGGAGGTCTTACTGTATATAACCCATCAGGTCTTAATATTGACAAGATCATGGGGCAATTCGGTAAATCTCCACTTCCACGTGTTAAGAATTTGTTTGCCAATCTTACTGAAGATGAGGCTCGTGCTCGCGGATATATTAAAGGTAATCAAACTCTTGATTCTATTGAAGAAGTTTACTTCCGTGAAACTACTCCGGGTTCAGTTCATCGTCGCGAAACAATCGACCATGATGACTTGATTGACCTTCAAGATGGTGGATTTGCTGCAGTTAACTTTATCCAACAAGTTCAAACAGCTAAATTCAAAGAAGAAATCGTTAAGGCTGCCTTCTTGTCAGATGGCCGCGACTTGACTCTTTCTACTGGTAAACGTAATCCTGAAAAGATTAGCGAACTTCATATTCGCCCAATCATCAAAGATCATCCATTGTTTACCATCAAGGTAACTGCTGCTTCATTTGAAACTGCTGTTGATGAAGTTATCTCTAAAGCATTCCCTGCTTACCAAGGTTCAGGTAAACCATCTCTTTACATCAACCCATTTGACTTGGCTAAGTTGAAGACATTGAAAGATAAGAATGGTCGTTACTTGTACGCTCCATCTATGGATAACAACCAAGTACCAGGTAACGCTAACATCGCTGCATACTTTATGTGTGATGAAGTAGTTGAATACCGTGCACTTCCTCAAGGAACATTTATTATCGGTAACTTGGCTGACTACCAATTCGGTATGTCTAAGAATGGTGAAATTGCTACATTCGACAGCTTTGATATCGACTTCATGCAACATAAATACTTGATGCATGCACGTCTATCTGGTGCAATCGTAACACCTAAATCATTCATCGTTGTTACTGTAACTGACAAAGCTGCTGTAGAGGAAACTGCTGTGAACTTCGATTCAACTGGTCTTAAGACTAAACCAACATGGACTGTACAAACAGACTCAACTGAAATCAAAGGTATCGGTGCTAAAGCCGTAGATTATGATGCTGCTGTAAATAACGCTGATATGACTGAAGATGAGAAGAAACTCGGAACAATTGAAACGTCTCCAAAACCAAAGAAACCTAAGAAAGCAGAATAGTCTTAGCTGATAGATAGGAAGGTAACACAATGACAAAAGCTGGAATTCGACTTATCTTCCGTTCTAAAGAGCCAGAGGAAGTTAGTATTGGGGATTACCGTTATAAATATACGGTATCTCCTTTATTACTGGCTAGAATAACCTCTAAGTCTTTTTTCGAAGAAGATCAAAGCTCAATAAACCAGAATACAAAATCTAAACTCAAGTTCGACGCACTATTACCTAATGATGCTAGCGATCGAGTCAATAGAATAAGTCATATACTATATATGGGTACTTTTTATAAAGTGGATTCTATTAGACCATATCCTCCTAGAGTCGCTTTAACTATTGCTGACATTGAGATGTCTGATATCAAGTCTGAATTAGATGAACTCATTATTAAATCAAATGAAAAATCTCAAAATGAATTAAAAGTTGACGCTTTTGATCATTTGAAAGTCGCAATGGTTGAATCCGAGACGGATGAACATGTTAAAGGAAGTCTCTTCCTTAAAGATGGTATTATCCAAATTTGGAATGGCGAGCAGTACATCGACTTGTTATTATTTATTAAAGATAAGGTTTAGGTGTCTGTATGAAAGATAGAAAGGTAGTTCTTGAAAAAATCAAGGACAAGATAACTCCGAATGTTTATTTTACTCCTCCAGATAATATACAATTGAAGTTTCCTGCTTGTGTTGTAACAAGAGAAGACTTTGAGGTTAAGAAGGCTAATAATAATCCATATTTTTCTAGTATGGGTTATAAGCTTGTATATATGTCTAGAGAAGAAGCTGATGACATCTTTATAAAAATGTCAACTACTTTTAAGTATTCATCTTTTCGTACAGAGTATAAAGTTAATGGTTTATATCATAAGGTTTTTGTCGTCTACGAATAGAAAGGAAGGATCTCTTGGCTACAGTTCAAGAAGTTATTAATTATGCTAGGTCTTTAGCGGATCAAGGTATTGGTGCTGATGCCGATGGCGCATATGGTACACAATGTGTGGACCTACCTAATAGTATCTCCCAAATTTATTTTGGTAAGATTTTATGGGGTAATGCTATTGATCTTTTAGATTCGGCTGCTGCTCTTGGTTATGAAGTAGTATATGATGCGGTTGGTGTAAACCCTCGTGCTGGTGCTATTTTTGTAATGGCGGTTGCTGAACATGGGTATGGTCATACAGGTCTTGTTATTGAAGATTCTGATGGTTATACTATGTCTACTATCGAACAGAATATTGATGGTAATTGGGATGCTCTATATAACGGGGCTCCTGCTAGATACAATACTCGTGACTTTACCGGTATTGTTGGCTGGTTCTACCCTCCTTATTCTAACGAACCTCAACCAGAACCTGTAATTCCTCCTCAACCAGAAACGCCTGCTGATCAAGTAGTTGTCAATGATGAGGTTGGTAGATTTACAGTTAAGGTTGCTGGACTTAATGTTCGTAAAGCACCGCATTTAACTGCGGAAATTGTAGACCTTTATACGCCTGAACAAACATTTATCTATGACTCATGGATGGATGCTGACGGGTATCGCTGGTTGTCTTATATTGGAGCAACTAGTGGCGAGCGACGTTATGTTGCTTGTGGTAATGTTGAAAACGGTGAACGTATTAATGCGTTTGGCGAATTTTCTGAAGCTTAATATCATATTGGAGGAAATATCTAATGACACAACTTAAATGGGATGAGGATACTAAACGACTTTACGAATTCGGTGTCGATAACGGTGTTCTATACCTTAAGAAGAGCGACGGTTCTTATGAAAACGGTGTTGCTTGGGATGGTCTGACAAAAGTATCTGAATCACCAGAAGGCGCTGAGTCAACTGCGAAATATGCAAACAACAAGAAATACTTGAACCTTCGTTCAGAAGAACGTTTCAAAGGTCAGATTTCTGCCTTTACATACCCACAAGAGTGGAACAAATGTCAAGGTAAACGTAGTCCTATGTCTACAAGCGGACAAAAGAAAGAACTTGCTGGAGTTACTATTTCTGGTCAAGCTCGTTCTGATTTTGGTCTTTCTTATCGTACTCGTATCGGTAATGATACTGAAGGTTTGGACCATGGTTACATTCTTCACCTTGTATACTCTGCTTCTGCTGGTGTATCAAGTAAAGAATACCAAACTGTTAACGAAAGCCCAGATGCTCTTGAGTTCTCTTGGGACTTTGATACAGTACCAACTGCTGTGGCAGGAATGAAACCAACAGCTCACATCGAAGTAAATAGCACTTTGGTTGACAAGGATAAATTGGCTGAACTTGAGAAGAAACTTTATGGTG